GTTGTTGATCCGTCTTTTGTTCCGCCTGAAGGTATTGTTCCGATTGCCATGTTTTTAAGTTTTTGAAATTTCGTTTTGTAAAAATAAAGGAAAAAAACGCCCAAAAGGAAAAAATCCTTTCAGGCGTTTTGAACCCACAATCAAACACACATGAACAAGAACGAACTTAAATTCCGTCAAGATTTACGGCCACGCCGCAAGGCGCAAGAACCGAAGTCCACGAAATCGTTCCGTCGAAATAAATCGAACCGGTGTTGTTGTCTTCAATCACTTGATCGACTTCAATTTGAAACGACGAAATCGGGCCGTAAAAATAACCGTCACAAGTGTAGTAACCGAATTGATAATTCGTCGCGTTCAGTTGAATTGTATTCCAGAACGTAATGTCCGCGCAAGCGGCCGCGTCTGAATTGTAATCCTGAAAAGTCACGGTTTTTTCGCCGCCGACAACCGCTTCAGTTCCGCAAGAAGAAATTCTTTTCTTCGTGAACGTTCCTTTCGGTTTTTGGCCGACAATCAATCCGGTCAAAACAACGTCGTTCGACGCAATCGCCGCGATCCATTCTTCACGCGATTCAAGATCCGTAAATTCATAATCGCATTTAATAAACGCAAGTTTCGAAATACCACCATTCCGAAGTGTAACGCCGCAACCGCCCGAATAAGAAACGGGCAAGGCCGGCGCGCAAGTTGAAGGACATAAAGCCATTTTTTCGCGTATTTATAAGGTTAAACTTCAGTTAATTAGTCGCAAACGGCAATTGTTGAACAATCCCCAAAATTGAAGGTGTAATTTACGCCGTTATTCACGTCGGTTGAACTGAACGCGTTCGAAGGAATGAAGAACACGCCCCAGTTTAACAATAATTTGATTGACCATTCGTCCGCACAATCGTCGTAATGAACTTTCAAATCATAAGTCAATCCGGTGAATGGATCCGTGATCGTTCCATGTTCAAAAACGTCGTTTCGTTTCGCGTAATCGCCGACGTACTTGTTCCATGTCACTAATTGAACGGCGTTCGGAGCAATTACGATGAATTCGTTTGCGCCAATAACGCTTTCAACAAAACGATCATTAAAATACATGTAATCAGTCCAACGCGCTAAATCAACGCCGAATGAATTACAACAAGCGATTTGTTGACTTTTTGCGTACAAATCAAAGTTTCCGGATCCGATAATGATCGGCGCGCCTGAAGAACCCACAAGTTCGTATTCGTGACGAATTTGCGCGGCGGCGATTGAACGCGGCGCGTTTGTAGTGTCTTCGAACAATTTGATGTCTTTCTTTGTCGTTCCGTCGGCGAATTTTCCGAAATTAGTCGATTGTTGCGTCAACAATTGTTTGTCAAGCGCGACGTTGATCGCGTTCATTTGCGACATGATCACGTTTGAAACATAAACGGAATCCGCTTCGCAAAGTTTACGCATTTCGTCTTCGCTGAACTTCATTCCTTTCGTTTCGATGCAATTTGTCACTTCGAAAACGGTTTGTTTCGGCGCGATTTCTTGTTCGGTGTCGCATGTATTTGAACAAGTCAAATTCACGTCCGCGTCAGTTCCGCGTTGAATGTAATTAATTTGAACGCCGCGATATTTTCCGTTAGTCGGAAGTTGAATCGCTTCGAATCCTGAACGATTTTCTTCTGAAACAAGCGCGTCAAGATAACCGACTTTGTCACGTTTTAAGGCCGGCGCGTTTTGTCCGGCGACGTTTGTCAAATCTTGCTGAAGTTTTTGACATAATCCTTGAGTAAAGGCCATTTTTTGAGTTTTTGAAAGGTTTTTGAATGAATTTATTTTCTCTTTTGGTACAAACGCAAAAATCCCAAAACAAAGAATCAAAGAATTGATTTTCCGTTTTGGGATCGGTTTCCCCAGATTGCCGTTTTCGGTTCGGCGAACCCAGAATTTCGTTTTGACGCGACCGTCCGATTTTATTCTTTTCCGAATACTTTCATATTCTTCAAAGATTCGGCGTTTTCTTGCGCCTTTTGTAATCCTTGAAGTTTGAACTTCGGCGCGTCTGGAACCGGATTCGGATTTCCGTTCGCGGCCGGTTTCGGCGGATTCGGATTTCCGTTCGATTGTTTGACAACGTTCAAAGTTTGAAGATGTCCGTCAAGAACTTCTTCAAAGGTAAGAATTTTCGTTCCGTCCGCGTTCAAAGGATTCAAATTTTGTTTTGTTTTGATCACAATTGAATTCGAAGATTCGTCAAGATCAAGATTGAAATTGTTGTCAAGATAACTTTTCACGGCCGGAACGATCACTTCAGGCGAAACGATCAAGTTCTTTTTTGAAAGGATTGAAGAAAGGATTGATTCGCGTTTGAACATTTTGATCGCGTTCTTCGATTCGTTTTCTTTTGCCGGAATCACTTCTTCAATCAATCGTTTGTTTTCGTTCGTCAATTCAATAAGTTTCGATTGAAGTTCTTCGGCCGAAGACGCGGACGACTTCGACGATTTGTCGAAGGCAACGTCAACGATTTCTTCGAACTTTTTGTCTTTGATTTCGTCCGGCGTCAATCCGAACTTCTTCTTGATCTTGTGTTCGATTTTTGCGAGTTGTTCGCCGCGAATTTCGTCTTTGATCGGTTGAATGAATTCCGAATCGTTTTTCAAAACTTCGCGTTGTGACGTCTTAAAATTTGCGACGATTTCGTCAAGATTCAATTCGGCGTCGTCCGACGTGATCTTTGCGATCGCGTCCGAAGGAATTCCGATTTTCTTCAATAAGGTTTCAACGTTCTTCATAAATTATTTTTTTGACTTTCTTGTTTTTGCGACCGGCGTTTCTTCAGTTTTTTCGATTGAAGTTTCGACTTCAGGTTGAACGGTCGGTTCTGGATTGACGTTGAACTTGATTTCTTTTTTCGGCGCGTTTTCGATCACGTCGAAGTTTTTCGCGTGTCCGCCTTTTTTGAGTTGTTCCCAAGCGATTTTTGTGATTTCCGAAACTTTTCCGGTTCTCACATTTTGAACTTTTATTTTTTCCATTGTGTTGATGTTTGTTTCACAAAATTAATCATTTCGGAATAAGAATTTCACCTTTCAATTTGCAATTGATCGCGTCACATAAAAGAAGGCCGTCTTTTTCAATTTCTTCGAATTGTAAAGGTTCGCCGGCTTCAAGTGCTAAAGAAACGAAATCAACAATTTGATCGAATGAATAAAGTTCTGAATATGTCAAAGGATTTTCTTCAGTCGGAAAAGTCTTTGAATAAAGATCAAGCGTTTCTTCTTTTGTCATTTGATGTTTGGGAATTTAGGTTTCAAAACAAGTTCGCGATAATATTTCAACATTTGTTCGTGAAGTTCAGGAAATTCAAGTTCGAAAACCGGATTCGAAGTCCAGTAATTTTCCGACGCGTGTGCGAACCATTCAAAACGTTGATAAGAACCGCCGTCGCTTTTGAAATAAGATTTCGAATGTCCGTAACCGAACCGGCTATTTGTTAACGCCTGAATTGTGTCCGCGTAAGCGGCAACCATTTCGCGAACTTCAGGTTGTGAATATTGATCTTTGAATTTATCGGAATATTTTTGAATTAATGAAATCCAGTTTGTTGATTGATCAAAACTTTTTTTGACAATTGATTTCGATTCTTGAAATTTCGCTTCGTGTTCTGGATTGTATGAAGAACCGTTTCGAAAATATTTTTCTTCAAAGTGTGTTCGATGTCCGTATTCGTGAACAATAACTTTTGAAAGTGCAAACTTGTTTTGATAACGTGAATTATCGGTCGGAACGTTGACATATTTCGCAAATTGATCGTAAAACGCGCCGTCTTTTTTATTCGTGTCCTGAAATCGTCCGTCGTCCGAAAGTTCGTAAATGTATTCCGAAACGCCGGCGACGCCTTTCAAGGCCGGCGGCGTCAATTGTGATTTGTAAGTGTATAAATCCGGAAAGTCCTTCGCGGCCGGAACCGTTCCGACAATTCCGGTTTCGTCAACGACTTTTTCTTCTTCTTCTTGTTGTTCTTCAGGATTGTCAAGTCGTTTCTTTTGCGACGCCGTCAATTTGAAAGGGACGGCCGAATGTCGGCAATTGTAACCGCCGCGAAAAACGGCGAAGTTTTCGGCGTTTGTTCCGGCGATCATTCCGGAACCGTTATTCGACGCCCAACCGATTTCTGATTCAAGATCGGACTTTTGAAGGATCCGTTTTTTTACCCACCGGATACATTGCGGCCGCGAATCGTCAATCAACGAACCGACATATCTGAAGGCGTCAAGATCGAATTCTTCGGCGATTCTTGAATTCACTTGTCCGTCGAATTGATTCAAGGCGTCGCGCGAAACTTGTTTGACATAACGCGAATAAAGGCCGTCAACGTTTGGATTTCCTAAAATGTAGTTTGTCAAATACGTTTCAAGATCCGATTTCGTCGTTCCGGCGGCGATGTTTTGAAAAAGTCCTTGACGAACCGGTTCGACAAAATTCGCGTTGACGCCGGATCCGGTCAATCCGTCAAGTGTGTTCTGGACGGCCGTCTTTTGAACCGGTGAAATCAAGTCTTCAAGTTCTTTTTCAGAAAGGTCGTTGACGTCTTTGTGAATGTCGAAATTGAACTTCTTGATCGTTTCAAAGTCGCGAAGAAATTCCGCGATTGCCGAAGGCATTTCGGACGACTGAATCGCCTGAATGATCGTTTTGTCAATTTGCGAAGCGATGTCGATGTTTTGATCGTCGAATTCGATTTTTCCGCCGGCGACGTTCATTTCATTCACAAGTTTTTTCACGGCCGCAAAGACACGTTGATTCGTCGGATCCAGTTTGTTGAACAATCGTTGTTCGGCCGTCTGGATCGTTTTGTCCTTTCGATTGATTATTCGAATAATGTCTTCAGAAAATTCGGCCATGAATTAAGAAGGAATTTGAATCACGTTTCCGGTCGAATAAGAATCGACAATCGGTTTCAACGCGGCGTCAAGTTGACCGAACAAGTCCGAAAGTGATTGTTCAAGAAATTCGGTTCCGTTCGCCGCAACAAGATTTGTCAAAGTCTTATAAGCGTAAAGCGATTTGATCAAGTCTTCTTTTTTAATCGTTCCGGATCCGAGTAAAAGTTGTTTGTCCTTTACCGAAAGATTGAACAAAGGATCGTAAGAAACCAGAACTTCAACCATTCGCGTCACGGCCTTATTTCCTGAAAAACGTTTCTTCGCAAGATCTTTCGTTGATTCAACAAGAAACGCAACCGGCGCGTTTTTATCCGTCAATTTCGTGATTTCCGAAATCAAGTCTTCTTCGGTTTTCATAGAAAACGAAATCGGTTTCACAATGATCGGTTCTTTCGGTTCAATCACGTTTCGATAACGTTCAATGTAAACAAGCGATTTGAAAATGATTTCGTCGAAGATATTGTTCGAAATCTTTGTCAATTGCGAAAACGAATCTTCGCGATCAATTTGTTTCGCCGTTCCGGATTGCGCTTCGTCGATCACGTTCAAATGAAGTGCTTCTTCGGCCTTCTTCAACAACGTTTCCCACGCCTGACCTGAATATTGAATAATGTCAACCGGCGGCGAAATGAATTTCAACATTGCTTCGGACGAAGAAACGTTTTCCCCAAGTGCCGGATTCGATTTTTCGCGAAAATAAACGCCGTAAGGCGAACGCGAAATCACGCGTCCGGTTCCGCGACAAACGCCGCAACGTTCGTGTTCGTCGTTTTCTGAATTGTAAACGATACCGTCACGACAACCTTTCGCCGAACACGTTTCCGCGATTTCTTCGCGATAAGGAAACGCGCTTGTTGTCATGACCGCCGTCCAGTCTGAATATTGCCGAATTGCTTCGTTCGCGAACGGAACGAACGCCGAAAAGTACGAATCGAAGAAATCTTCGTCCGTCAAGTCGCCGCCCAAAATTACGGCCGGAACGGATCCGATATTGTGTTCATAAATCAATTCGGTTTCGAAACGCGTGTTTTGACCTGAACCGACTTGATAATGTCGAAAATATCCGGTTTCGGTCAAAGAATAATAAACAAGTCCGGACATTGAATTTCGTCCGTTTGCGTACACTTCGACGAATTCTTCAGGCGATCGCCAACAAAGAAGATTTGATTCAACAACCTTCAAATGTTCGGACATAACCAAAACCGGCGACACGTCCACTTTGACCGTCGGATTCGTCAATCCTTCGCCGGTCGGAATCCAGATCAAGAAACCGTTCGGATCTTCAATCATTCGACGAACAACGAACTTTTGAATGTATGAATAAAAGAATTGTCCGTCGAACTTGCGTTCATTCAAATAAACGTTCAATTCGTCCGAAACTGAAATCGAAAAGTTCGCGTTTTGAAAGATTCGAAAAAGTTTGTCGATCGCGCGATTCATTGAACCTTTCGTGATCGGTTCGTAAATCATTAAACGATATTTTTGAACGTCTGGATCTTCGTTCGGACGTCGCGCCGTCAATATTGTGTCCGGCTTTTTTCCGCGCGTGTGAACGAACATTGTTTCGCGAACCTTTTCCCAGTATTCAAAATTTTTCGGCCGAAACTTTGAATCCTTCAGGACTGAATTGATGTTTTCAATTGTGATCATGTCAACAAGTTAAATTTTTTGTGCAATTACAATATTCAAAATTGATTTCCGTGAACCAACGCGTTCCGGTGTCGTTATTTTTCGAAACTTCGCCTTGCGTGTTATATTCACGGCCGTCAACGTAAACGTCCGCGCCGGCGATAACCGAAACAAGGTTTCGCATGAATCGCAAAGGCAAAGGAAACGAACGCAAGATCCACGTTTCACAAACTTCGGTTGAAGTCGTCTTTCTGGACGCGTTGATAATGTTCTTCGTGATTTGAAAGTTCGTTTGTTCAAACACGGCCGGAACGCGAATTTCGTTTGAATATACGAACGGCGATCCGCCCAAAACATTGACGAATTGATTTCCGTAATAATAACCGAAACAATCGGTTTTCGAATAAAGCGAAGAAATCAAAACCGAACGTTTTTCGCCTGAAAGACAAATTTCTTTTTTGAACGGTTCCGAACAAAAACAATCGACGTTCGCCGGATTGATCGGATTTTGAATTTTACCTGAATTCTTCGTGAAACAAAACTTGAAATAAAAACACGGTTCAAGTCCAAGTTGTTTAATGATTCCGGCGATCGCGCCCAAATCAAAACGAATCATTTGAATTTGTTTTTGCGTCGTCGTTCCGTCGTAATTTACGACCGTATAATTTCCGACATAAAGGTTTTTCACGACGTCGTTGAAGTTCGTTTCGTCAACCGAAACAAGAACGTCGTCACAACAAGTTCGGATTTCGAAATAAGCGGCCGAATCACGCGTGTCAAGTGTACCGTCCGACGACCAACCGTCCGAAACGCCACCGGCAACAATTAAAGGTTGTTGAAATTGAAAGTCGTAAGTGTCGCCGTCCTGAAAAGGAATAAAAAACGGCGTGTCGTTTCCGCAACAATTCGCGTTCCATGTATCTGAACAATCGCAAAGGCCGACGCCGTTGTTTACGATCAACGTCGAACAATCGTCCGAACCGCAAAGCGTTGAAATTTCGCCGCAAAGAAGACGCGTGTTCGCCGGAATTCCACAATCGAAAATCGTCAAATCACAATAAGCGATTGCGTCCGATACCGGTGAAACGTATGAATCAAATAAGTCCGCCATAATTCAAATTTTTATTCTTGTTTTGACCAGTAAACACAAAGTTCATAAGTTTGACCTGAAGACAACGTTGACGGATCAAGAATCGCTTCGGCGACGAAATCAAGTCCCGAAGGCGAATAAGTCAAGTCAATCGAAACAACGTTCATTTGCGTCGGCAAATAAACGGCCGCGTCTTCGGATTCTTTAACGCTTGCAAGTGAACCATTGATCGGATTCGCAAAGAACGCGAAGTTTCCTTCAGCGTTCGCCGTCGCCGTGACGCGAATCGAATCGCAATCCTTCGGACAAAAAGTTCCTTCAATCGTTGACCATACGCCGCCCGAAAAACATTCGAATTTGATGTCCGTGATCACTTGCGAATTTCCTGAATTGTCCGGTTCGTTCTGGATCGCCAAAACTTCGAACGCTTTGACATAATTGATTTCGTAAGGTGTCGAATAAATCGAAGACAAATCAAGTTTCAAGACATATTCATATATTATTTGTTGACCGCGCCAGTCGTTCGTGACGCCCAAAGTCGTGACGTAAGGCGTTCCCAAAACGCCGGCCGGCGTCCGGTTCATATAAGTCGCCGTGTCCGCAACAAAGACGTTCGATCCGGCGAACGGCGTTTGAAGGAATCCGACGCGTCGCGTGAATTCGGAAACGATGTCGGATCCGGCGTCGGCAACGATCAAGTTTCCAAGATTATTCCAGTTCGAAGGATAACCGACGACACGGTTCGAAGTGTGTTGTTCAAACATGAAGAAAGTTGTTTTTCCGGCAACCGGAAAATTCGTTTCGCGTCGATACACGTTCAACGTCAACGAAACAATGTAATCCAACCAGTCGAACGACCGACCGAAACAAAGATCAAGTGAACCTTGACCGAAAAGAACTTTGTGTTGAATCCGTTCTTTTGCAACCGGACGAATACAATCAAAAGGTGAATTCAAAAAGATTTGTTTCCATGAAGAATCCGTCGTGATCTGACATGTTTCACAATCCGGCGTCGGAATGTTCGTCACGGTCAAAGGATCCGAAATGAACGAATTCACCATGTTCGACGTCGAATAAACAACCGCGAAAATTCGATATTGATGTGATATGTTCAGGCCGGTTCCGACGAACGCCGTCACTTCGTAAGTGTCGCCACCGATATTCGTGACGGACGAAGGCGATTCAAGAAGGTTGTCAAGAATACCGATTGACGGAATTGTCGTAATTTCAGAACGTGAATTGTTGTAATTCGTCAAGAAATCGACCGTGTTGTCGGTTGTTGATTCGTCAAACAAATTGAAATAAACGCAAGAAAGAACGCCGAACGCCGACGGAATGTCGATGTAAAACTTTACTTCGGTTTTCTGGATTGTTGAAAGGTTCGAAACCGGACTTGAATTTCGTTCAAAAACAAACGCGTGATTCAAGAATTCGGACGAACCGTTGTAAAGTCCTTTATTGAAAAAACGCGACGTCCAGTTGATTGAATGAATATTGTGACATTCGAAGTCCGTCACGACGTCGTCGATCACTTTGTTCGGATCATGAATGTAAATCAACGAACACAATTTCCGGTTCGAATTGTAAACGGCCGGAAACGTGTTTTGAAAGGTTCCGGACAAAGGCGGAACCGGCGCGAAAACGTGATTTCTTCGCCACTTCGGCGCGTTATTAAACACGGCCGCCGAAATCCAGTCTTCAAGATCCGAAATCATGAAGAACGTCAATCGAATGTCGAATGTCGTCGCCGTCAAAAGTCGAATTTCCGCGATCCAGTTCTTTTGATTCGGCGCGTTTGATCCGGTTCCGAATAAAGACATTGTTTGCCACGAACCGCCGATCATTGACGAAAATAATTCGAAATAATATCCGTAAGGCGGCGGCGTGTTGATCGCGCCGCCGTACTTCGCGGAATAATTACAAGTGACGGCGAAAATTATCGGATTGAAATAAACTTCGAAATTGTCCGCGACGCCTGAAGAATAAGTGAATTTGAAACGAACGGACTTCTTTTCGCCGATCGCCGAATCCGAATAAATATCTTCGGAATCGCAATTCGCGACGTAAGTGTCAACGCAACGTCCGTCTTCGGAGTCGATTTCGATTCCGTCGCAACAAAGACACGGACATTCGCCGGCGGACGATTCGCCGGTCAAAGTGATCAAGTCCGAAACGCCGCAAACTTCAATTTCGACATGTGTTCCGGTCAAGTCCATGTTCGGCGTCGGCGGCGTCCAAACGATGTCCATTGTTCCGGATCCACCGATTCCCAACGATAACGACGGCGGCGTTGCCGACCAACCTGAACCGGCCGTCCCAGAATTGAAGTAAAAAACCGCGCCGCAAACATTTTGACAATTCGTAATCGTCACCGTTTGCGGACTTGAAGGCGTTCCGGTCGGAACCGTTCCGAACGCAAGTGATGAAGGCGACGCAATCAATGTCGGATCGCAAAGTTCGAACGGAAACTTCGTGTCTTCTTTGGGATCGCCGACAAAAATGATTTCAATGTTAAGTTCGTCGGTTGTCAATCCAGAACCGGCGCAAATCGTGAATTCGATGTCAAATGTTCCGCCGGCCGGAATCGTCGCCGGCAAAATAACCGTCGGCGACAAAGAAAACGTGAAGACGCCGTTTGTCCAAGTTCCGTTGATTGCTGAAATCGTTCGCGATTTCGTGTCGGTGTTTGTCAAACGACAAACGACCGTACAACAACAACCTGAATACATTGAATTGACGTTTACTTGCGGAACGGCCTTCGGATAAAGACACGCGTCAAAAAGGACTTTGTTCGTTGCCATGATTTTTCACAAATTTACACAATCCCCTGAACGGACATTGTTCGATTGATAAAATTGATTTTAACTTCTTTGACACGGCCGAAAACAATTGATCCGTTCTTCGGCAATCGAACCGTTTTTGACCAGTCGAACGCGTTCAGATCTGAACAATCGAATTGAAACGTGAAATTGAAATTAAATTGTGTCGCCGAAGGATTTCGCGGATCGTCGATGTAGTGAAAAAGCGAATAAAGATTGTTCGCGTTGTTTTCTTTGAACCAAAACGGATAATTGAACCGGTCGTCTGGATCGACGACTTGACCGTCAACGACAACCGCGCCGCCGCAAAATGAATCCGAATAATTATTCCGAACGGTCGAAAATTCTTTGTCAACGCCGTCCCAGATCAAAAGTTTGTAATTGAAACCGCAATGATTGTTCAACAACATTGCTTTCTTGTTTTGGTTCGCGAATTGCGCGCCGAAGATCAAGTTCAGGAATCCGCCTTGAAATACTTCAAGAATGTCGAAAATCGTTCCTTCATTATCGACGTCGTCCGACCTGAATCGCGCCGGCGACAAAGGCAAAGAAACATTCAATTGTCCGGTTTGCGTCGGCGAATAAGGGACGTTGAAATCGACAATGTCGTTGAATCGAAGTTTCGCTTCGTTTCCGATAATGTCAAGCGCGTCAACGTTATATTCGAACCGTCCGAACGCCCACCTTTCGCGATCAATCCAAGAATAACAAATTTGATTGTCCGCGATTCGTCCGTCGGTCAAAAGTTGTTCGCCGTCGATCCATTGCGTCGTTGAATTGAAATAATCCTTTCGTTCAAAAACAAGTGTATTTCCAACGATCGCATAATCACCGTTGAAAGTCGGTTTCAAAACATTGTCAAGAAACGTTTCCATTGTTTCGATAGGCCAATTTTGAGCGATCAAGTCTGGACTTGCGATTGTATTCGAAACGCCTTTTTCAACCGACGCCGCCCAAAGAACCGTGTTGTAATAAATCGACGAAGGATTGTTCAAGATTGAACTTGAAAAAGAAAGTCCGCATTGTTGACAACCTTGTTCAAGATATTTCCGCAACAAAACCGAAGGATGTTTCCGGTTGCAAGTATCGAAGAAACCGACGGTTTCGTCAATAAGATCCTGAATCAAATCGACCGTGTTCGCCGGATTGATTTGACCGTCGTCACAATCGTCTTGTGTGCAATCCGTCAAAGGCAAAAAACAAACGATTGAACACAAAACATAAATAACTGAAGCGATCAAAATGATCACAAGAACGAACGGCAAAAGGACGGTTGAAACAATAAAACCGATAATTGAAAGAAGAATCGCGCCGATAATATGAAGGAATTTCGGACGTCCTTCAATACAATAAAGCAAATTCACGAAGTCGTTTGACATGTTCAAAGGTTCGCGCGGAATAACTTTCGATTGAAGGCAATTATAAGCAAGATCTTCTTCAATCACTTGTGTCGTGATCGAACAATCCGGTTCACACCAATCAATCGCGTCGCCGCGAATAACGCCAACAAAAACCGGTTCGGAACAACAATCGTCGAAGATCTTGACGTTGACCTTTAATCCGTAACCGTTGACCGGATCAATCAAGTTCGTCTTCAAAATTTGATAACCGTCGTCGAAAAACACAAGTTCGGACGAAAAGGATCGCGCCGTCCGTCCGAAATTGTCTTCGCGTCGAAGTGTAACTTCGAAATTTTCCGTTCCGTCAACGCGTCCAGTTATAAGGACGCCGTTCAATTCGATCTTCATGTTTGTCATTATCGCGCCTTATTTCGAATTCGATTTTGTTTGTACTGAACCGAAGAAACGATTCCGTTGATTCCGTTTTCGTCGATTGAAAGGTTCAATCCTTTTTGTTCGCGTATCGCCTTTTCGATTCTTTCAAGTCGTGTTTCCATTGTTCGCGTCTGGATTGATTCGCGTCGTTCCAAGTTGACCGCAAGAAACGGATCGCGGCCTTTGTGAATCGCTTCGAATAAAGGTCGATATTTCTTCGTTTTCTCTTTCGTGAACACGAATTCGCCTTTGTGGACGATTCCGGCCGGTTGATACTTTCCGCCTTCGCCGGTAAAACCACCTTCGGCGAATGATCCGGCCGCCGCTTGCGCTTGCGCTTTCGCCGCAACAAGTCCGGCCGCAAGTGCGATCAATGTCGCCGCGATTGTGAACGGAGCCGCCGCGCCGCCTTCGGCCGCCGCTTTCGAAATTGCGACGGCGGAATTTGCAACAAGTTCGATCGCCGCAAGTGCTTGTTGTGCGCGGACGAACTTCGCGCGTTTTTCGTTCAGTTTTGTCAAACGATCTTCTTCGGCCTGAAGAAGTTCGGCGTTTCCTTTTTCGGCGATTTCCTTCGCCTTTTCGATTCGCTTTTGTTGCGCGTTGATCTGAATGTCGGTTTGTTGAATTGCGGCGTCAAGAACGGCGTTTGTAAGTGCTTTCGTTGATTCGATCACTTCGTCGATTCCTTTTTTGATCGCTTCTTTTTTCTTTTCTTCAAGTTCAATAAGTTTTTGCGCTTCGGCGTCCGCCTTTGTCATTCGTTGTTCACTTGCGGAATCCTGAAGTTGAAGGATTTCAAGTTCGGCCTTGTTCTTAATTAACTTTCTTTGTTCCGCCGTCAACGATTCGTCCTTCAATTCTTCGTCGCGTCGTCGAATAATCTTTTGAATTCGAAGATCTTCTTCTTCGTTTATTGCCGAATTGATTTCATTCAAATTTGAATCAAGTTGATCTTTGATTGATTGACGTTCTTTTTCGGTTCGCGCCTTTGCGAATTGATCTTCAAGAAACGATCGTTGACGTTCAAGTTCATTCAAATATTCTTCATTTTGCTGAAGTTTTTTATCAAGTTCAAGTTGATCAAGTTCTTCAATTGTTTCGTTTCGAAGTTTTGTTTCTTCTTGAATGATCTTCGTGATCTGACTTTCGGTTTCGTTCGTGACTTTGATTTTCTGAAGACGCTTCAGTTCGTTGAATTGTTGTTCAATCGTCGCCGTCAACGTGTTTTCTTCGCGCGCCTTCGCGATTCGTTCGGCGAAATCTTCGTCAATTGCCTTCTTGCGTTGTTCCGAAAGATCTTGAATCTTTTTCTTTTCTTCGTCGAACGTCTTCGGATCCGTCAATTCGACTTGTTGCGTTGCAAGATCGCGATTCAAAATTTGAATTTGACGCGTCAAGTCCTGAAGAAGTTCGCGTCGTTTTTTGCCGACGTCTTCGCCGCTTTTGGTCGTCGCTTTGTCGCTTTTTTGGATTGTTCCGCCGGCCGAAACGACCTTTTGAGAAAGTGCGTCAATCGCGTCGGTTGTTGTTTTAAGTTGCGCCTGAATTTCGTCCGCGTTTCCTGAATTCGCTTCGGCTAATTTCAACGCGTTTTCTTGTTCAATCTTTTGAAATTGAATTGATTTATCTTGTGCGGCGTTGTTTGCGTCAAGTGAAATTTTTTGCGCTTGCGCTTTTGCCTTTTGCGCCTTTGCAAGTTTGTCTTCAAGATCAAGTTGTTGCTTTGTCAATTCAACGATTTGCGCTTCGGCCGCTTTTGCGAACGCCGCTTGTTTGATCGAATTGACTAATTCTTGATAAGTCGCGTCAAGTTCTTTGACAAATTTCTTTTCGTCGTTAATGTTTTTTAATGTCGTTCCATATTGACCATTCAATTGATCAATCAATTTTTTTCGTTCGGCGGATCCGGTGTTCGCGTTTTTGATTTGTTTCACAAGTGCGTCAAGTTCCGACTTTTGTTTCGCGCTTTCGCGATTTGCTTCAGTTTGCGCCGTCGCAAGTGCGGATTGTGAATCAATCAATTTTTCTGTCTGGACAACCGCTTCTTCTTGCGCGTCGCCGAAGTCAATCAAGAAGGCCGCCGCCGTTGCCGCCGCCGTTGCGATTAATCCAAGCGGATTCGTCTTCAGTATATTTGAAAAAGTTGTCGTCGCAACCGACGCGACGCGTGTCGCCGCCGTATAAAGTCCGGTTGAAGTTGTCAAGGCGTTCGTCGCGGCCGTCGTTGCGCGCGTCCAGAACGCGCGAAGGCGTTGAAGTCCGATTTGAATTTGTTCCTGAATAATTAAGGCGCGAATTCGAACTTGATAAATAAGTTCGGCCTGATTTGCCGCGTTCTTTTGGCCGACATAAAACGCGACGGCCGCGCCTAATAAAGTTAATGTTCGTCCGTATTCCTGAACAAAGGCCGGAATTTTTCCGATTGTTTCAATAAATGAAAACGCCGCGTCAACCGTCGTTTCGAATATCGGTAAAAGTCCGAATCCGATTGTTCGTTGAAGTTTTTCAAATTCGCCTTCAAGATTCGACAAACGACCGGCCGTCGATTCTGAAAGTTTTTCGGTTAAACCGGCGAATCGTCCGCCTTCGGACGTCAACGTTTTGAACGCTTCTTCAAGGTTCGCGAATGAAATTTGTCCTTCGGATCCTAATTTCTTGACTTGTGATTCGGTGACGCCAAATTGACGCGCGAATTCGCCAATGATCGGAATTCCGGCTTCAGTCAATTGATTGATGTCTTCGGCGAAAAGTGTTCCTTGTGTTCGCGCCTTTCCGTATATGACCGCAAGTTCGTTGAAATTCTTTCCGGTTGCGGCGGAAACGTCACCGATTCGTTCAAGTGTTGATGTCAATCCTTCAACCGGTTCGCCGAACGCAAGTAAGGCCTTTCCGGCTTGATTCACTTCTTCAGGCGTGAACGGTGTTTTGATTGAAAATTCTTCAAGATCGGCGAAAACTTCTTTCGCTTTATCCGCCGAACCAAGAAATGTTTCAAGTGAAATCTGGACGGATTCGTAGTCGGCAACCGCTTTGATTGCGCCTTTGCCGAAATCAATCGCCGCCGCCGCGACTTGAATTCCGCCGAACGCCGCCGCCGCGCCGGTTAAAACTTTTCCAAGTCCCGAAATTTTACTTTCCGCGCCTTTCGTCGCCGTTCCGATGTTTCCAAGTCCGGCCTTGATTCCTTCAAGTTCGCGTCGAAGTTGTCCGGTGTCCGCCTGAAGGCGAAATAATACATTTTTAACGTCTTCGGCCATGTTTATTTCATTTTTTCGATTTGTTCGTTTCGTTCGTCAATAATCCTGAAGAACGTTGAAATTGTTTGATAATATTCGTCAACCGACAACGCTTCAAGTGCTTTCATTTCAGTCACCTTATTTTCGCAAAGTATTTGATTGACATAATTTATTTGATCAATGTATTTTCCGATTTCAATCGACGCAAAAGGCGATTGAACCGGTCGTTTGCCGGAATTGCCGTCTTCAAATAGTCGTGTATATCTTGCGCGGATATTTCCGAAGATTTGATTGTGAGTTCGAACGCCTTTTGCAAAAAAAAATCTTGAAGTTTTTGATCACTTTTGAATTTTTCTTGTTTGCGTTGTTTCCAGATTTCAGAAAATTCGGATTCGTCTTCGCCGTCAATTACAAAGTAACAAGTCGAAAGTTCAATCATTGTTTGCATTTCGCCGACGTAATCAAGTCGGAATTCAAGTTCGGCCAAAACATTAAACAATTCGACAATGTTTCCAGAATTCGCGTTTCGCTTCATTCCTTCAATCAAGATCTTCAATTGATCCTTTGTCAAATTCATTTCGGCGAACCGTGTCGCCACTTCGGCCGCGATTGCGCGCTTTGCGGACATTGTCAAAGGATTCGCAAATTCGAACCACTTGACGCCGTCGGAATCCGTGAAAACGTGATTCAAAGGAATTTTTGAACCAGTTCCGCCGCTTTGTTCCGGAACCGGTTTTGAAGTTTGTTTTTTCCACCGTCCGAAGATCATTTCTTTTTCGTTTTTGAATCGTTCGCCTTCTTCATTTTGTTGATCGACGCCGTACAAATTGCATAAGCGGACGATTCGTTTTTTCCTTGTTTCATTACGTCTTTGACGCAACGTTCTAATTTTGCCGGCATGATTTGAAGTGTTTTTTCACTTCAAAAATAATCATTTCAGTCGAACAAAGTCGTTGTTGAACGTCCAAAGAAAATAACGAAAACAATCAAGTAAGTGTGTTGATCGCGAATCCTTCGATTTGTCAATGTCACCGTGATCATTTGCTTCGACGTTCTGAAGGTCGTGAATCAAATATTGACACGACGCGTCAATTTGAATGTCTTTGTGTTTTTGAAGGATTGAATTCAAAAGAACGCGCGAATTCTTGATTGAAGGATTGAACGTCGGAACCTTGAAGGCCGACTTCGGAAGATCCAGTTCGTCGCGAATGATTGTGTAGTAATTCATGACGCCTTTTGTCATTGCTGAACGATTCGCGCCGGACGCGTCACCGGTGACAATGAAAAGACGATCGCCGAATTCGGATCGAATCGCCGAACAAAGATTGTAAATGTCCGAATTTCGAAGTCTAAATTCTTTGAAGACGCGAATTTTGTCTTTGAAACTTTGTCCGGCGATGCAAGTGATCGGATCGACGTTGAAGTCGAATGAAAGAATAATCGGTTCGGACTTTTCAATTTCGACGTTTTGTTTGACCGTCCTGAATTTGTCGAAACCATAAGCGAACGGACGATCGACGTCGATCACGTCCCAGTCACCGTTCACGAAGACGGCGCGCGTGACGTCGTCAAGGTTTTCCATTGCGGCGACGTATTCCGGCGGAAGATCTGGATTGTCCGACATTAACGCGCGTTTATAAAAATAAGACGGCCGAAGTGTTCCGTTCATTGCCGGTTCATGAAATTCAGATTTCGTCCACGTTTGCGACGGATTGCATGTCAACAAGATCAATCGCGGCGGCTGATTCGGAATGATGTGACGACCGACGCGAAGTTTGCATTTTTCGAACGTCTTCTTTTGTACTTCTTGCGCTTCTTCAATCAAGAAGAAGTTCGTTTCAAGTCCGTCGAATCGCGTCAAATTTTTGTCCTGACTGAAGTTTTCAGGAAAGAATTCAAGTGTTGATCCGTTCGTGAACGTCACAATGTGATCCGTTTGATGATAATTTCGAATAAAGGACTTCGGGCAAAGTTTGAAGAACGTCGGAATCGTCGTTCGTTTCAACGTCGGCAAACTTTCGCGAATAACGTGTGAACGTGAATTCGGATAAATCTTCGCAAGCGTGATCAACGTCGCAAGCGAAACGAATGATTTTCCGCCGCCGGCCGC